ACGTAAGGCTCCCGACTTTCGTCTTTGCCCTTACGTACTTTGCTCAATGCAATTTCGAAAATTTTCGTCACATTGTGCCAAAGGCCCATAGGTCCCGAGAGGGTACCTACAGACCTCCGCAGTCTGTGCTTATTTCGTGTTAAAGATAAATCTTCTCCGGGATATCATCCCCAGAGGGTCTTGTGAATAGGTGGTAAACCTAGACATAACTAAAGCTCGCATGGTACCTCACCAATCTAGGTAAGGCTATGTTGAGCGTGTCGATCGTAGCACTCGGGAATAAACTTCCCATTGTTTGATCATCTCAAGATTAGCGAGGCGAGTTTTCGCCTCCACTCTTCGGTAGATCTCTTTTGGTAAAGGAATCAACGAAAGTTCATCTTGGATCGTTTGGAAGTCTTTTACGACTCCCTCAACATCATCCAATGAAAGCTGCGTTCGCTCTTTGAGCACGATTATGCTTTCTTTTAGCTCTCGAATTCTAACCAAAATGTCAAAGTAACTTTCTCGGTAAACAGTCTCTACGAGAGAATCAACTACATGATAGTAGAGATCCTCATCATATTGACTTTTAACCTCGTCTGATACTTCCCATGAGTCTCCGGGTAGGAGATCTTTAAGGATAAGTTTTCGAGCTCCTGGATAGGATCTGGACAACGTACCGTAGTACTCTCTATCTCGATTAACCGTGACAAGGTCTTTTACAAGGCCGATCAACGCGTTAAAGGAGTTAGAGTTCATTGAGTCCTCCACTCGGGCAACTTCTTGCCGAAGGAATTTCTCAATGAAAGTAGCTACTTTCTTGTTGGTCCATTTCCATCTGGACTCCAAGCTTTTCATACTAAAGAAAACTTTAATACTATAACCTGAAGGCATTCCAGGAGAGAAATATGCCAAAATTTTGTGTCGCAGTCGCTGTCCGAGAGAAGTCAAATTCCCTTGAACAGAACCTTTAGCAACATAACCAAACCCATTTAGGTCCAGCCATTGTTGTAAGGTTAGATCATATTTTCGAACTAATTCAAGACCAGCAGAGAGCATTTGTCGACCTACCCAATATTCTGAGAAGGGAACCGGACTTACGTCCGACCCCGACCAGAATGTTCGTTTTGCGAACTCCAAGGTTTTCCCTTTTGGGGACACCAAGGATTTGGCCAGGCCAATGTCTACTCCGAGCAGATCCATTATTTCTAAATATTTCTCGGCCACTGCGGTATCGGCGATAACAATGTCATCTCCTAACACCGCGTAAGCGTCAAACCATTCCCCGGATTTAACAACTCCGATGGAATAAGCAGCTCATTGAACTATACAGTGATGCGTGATCGCCAGACTTGCCCAGGACGATAGGGCACCCATGGGTTGCCCTACTGCGTACCGGACTGTCCCCATATATCTTTTGTGAGTTGAGGGATGCTCCCAACTGTAGGAGTATCCTCGACCCACTAAGAGAGAGGCCCATAGATCGGCCCCTCGAGATGTTAAAAAGCTCGAAAAGAGTCTTTTCTGAATCTCTAATGGGAGTCTATCTGTCGCTGATGACAGGTCGTATGAGTAAAACGGTCCTTTCGGATATCGTTTTAACAATCTATGCACCGGTCTCAGTTGATCAGTCGTACCATCTTGCGGTATGAGATCCAAGATCTCAAATAAAGCCAGATGCAACGGCTTCAAGAGCCATTGGGTAAATGGATCCACCATTGCAAAGACTCTAAGTTTCCCTGCAGCCTCCTCTTTAAATCCCAGTCTACCTAACCCTCTAACTTTCGTTTTTGGGAAGACTAGACCGAATTGTCTGTCTTCAGAATCCTCTACCCAGAGGATTTTTGACCACAGTTCCAATCTATTGATTAGCCAGGTGTTCCCAGTAAGGGCACACCAATCTTTCAAAATATTCAACATTCTCGGATTGTTATTCCAAGCAGCGCAAGCTGCTAGAATCCCAGACGGAGATGTTGCTAGAGGACTGTAGTCCTCTGTTTCCTCGAAAGCAGCCTGAGCTTTCGCTCTAGCAGCCTCGTCGGAAAAATGTTTTAATTGATTAGTGGCCCCAGCTGGGGCCGACGTTTTCGATATGATAAAAGGGGTAGCTCGCAGACCGTAGACAAATTCGTTCGATTCGTTCCATTTTACTGCTGAACCTATTCGGGTTTCCTCGAATCTAGGCGTGAGTTTTATAAGTGAATTCCAAAAATGGAATAAAAACATAGAAAACCCAGGAAGTAACGGACCCAAGTCTTGTCGACAAGGGTCAGTAATACTTTTCAGTTTAAAAACGGGATCGAAATCTATCACTCGATAGAGTGAGAAGAGGGTCATCCATAATCGGAAGATCCCTCGATCACCAGATCGGATTCGTTTTCGGTGCAAAATCGGAATTACCCGTGGGTAACCCGAGTGAGTTCGAGCGAATCTCACGTTCAATTTTCCCATGTCAGTTAATCTGTGACTTCCGCTGGCTTGTTGTAAAATTACAAGACAAGCCTTAAGGTAGATTACCAGGCCTTTTCGGCCGGACACCTTAATATGTTTAAAGCAGAAGTTAAGATATACTATAATTACCTTTACAAGACCAACGGACTTATCTAAACCGATTAGCGAACACATTCGAAGAATGTGGTTCACTAACGGCCGACCGCCTTTTACAGCGATCAAGGCACTTACCGGTTTAATTGTATTGAGTAGTCGCGAATAAATCGCGGATTGTTTTAAGGTTAAGAAACTAGCACCTCGGTTAGTCATCTTTTCTATTAGGTATAGAATCTTTGATTTGATCCCATATCTCAGGATAGCTATTTATGAGGAATTTTCGGAAACGGACATTACCACATCGTCTTAGGACGTAGTTAGAGGACCAGTCTCGGATTAAACCGCAGAAAAGCATCACCACGAGAGAGAATCTAGATATCAGTGATACTAAGTAGCACGACATGTAGATAACCCTAGGAGAATAGAATCGAACTGCAAGTATCTTAATAATTAAATTTATTAGATTTTTCATATTAGATTCTGTATTTTTGGGGCTTTACAACCGCCTACAGAGCAATCAGATTAGGTACAGTACTGTACTGGCCATGTCCCCTCGTTAATTTCAAGAGGTCAGACGTGAGTCATCGGTAATTCCGCGCTAGAAGGGGACCTTAGTCCCTCCTGGTAAGGTACGGCTAAAACATAAACTCTAAGGTGGTTCGGCGTTGCTTTCCACCCCGGCTGACTTTGCTCATTGCTTGGACATAACGTTCAAGAAGTGACTTGATGCAATCGCGTCATTTCCCTAATAAGCTAGTCAATCTCTGTAGCCATAAAGTATCCCTATCACAAGGATACAGCGGTTGCAGCGTCCCGGAACTTAGGCACTTTGCCTCTAAACATTTACGCAATACGCACCCGGAAATCATCCGGGAGGTATTATTAGCGACACTCTTAACCCCGTATAGTAATTATTCTATCCCACTTTCGTGTTAACGAACAGGTCTGAAGCCTCGTTGCTAAAGAAGGTTACCCTTCCGCATCTTAGCCGCTTCCCCATTACCCTAACAACCATAAACCGTTGCCGGCTAATGGCCGTTATTCCTGGCACTGCCCCTTTAGGGGTAATCTGCCTAGAACAACCTAGCGCTATTTTGCAATAGCACTTCAAAGGCTAACACACCATTCGTTTCCTAAAAGGCTACTGCCTTACGATTAGGAAGATTACGTCTCGTACGCCCCATGAGGGCAGGACAGTTCAAGGTCTCTGAAAAGAATGTAATGTTCTCTCAGGTCCTTCCTAGTCTATCTTGACACTTTCTGTTACGATAGCTCTAGGCAACTAATCCCCAGACTTAGTCCGAAGGTAGAAATAAAAACCACGGGTATACTTTTAAAACGTTAAGACTTCGGTTTTCTCGGTTGCCCTTTTGGGGCTTCCAAGAGCCGCAGCCTCCCTATCTAGGGTAGACGTTAAGTCAATATGGCTTAACTTCAGCTTGAAGATAGACAAACAGTCCATAGGTCTCGCTAGAGACCCTTAGGGCCTTCGCCCCCCCCGTCCCGATCACTCGGTGACCATATCCCGAAGGAATCTGGCTCGGGGAATTTCGACCTGTCATATCGTAGCTGGGACCTCCGGGCCCCTCTGCATATCAGGTTTTTATATAGTTCGTTAGGGGACCCCCCGTTAGGGGAGTCCCTCTCAGGATTCACATCCCGGCGGGTTTTTCGGCCGCTCGAAAATAAAAACGGAAATACAGAGGGAAACGGGGGCAATCCCAGATCGGATATGGAGATCTAGTATATTGCCATTTCACCTCTGAAGTTACCATGCCGACACTCCGATCCTCATGAATATATGAGCGGACTCAGTATGGTCACGA